CGTGCTCACGGCGGCTGACGTGAAGCCGCTGCGGCGCAGCATGGGGTTCGTATCGAAGCCGCTGCGCGACGTGCCGCAGGAAACGATTCAGGCCGTGGCGCCGGTCGTGAACGCCTACTCGAACTACTGGCCGGGATGGTGGTGGTGAGCAAGCGTTCGCGCTGGGCGCGCCGCCGGCAGGACGCAGAGCGTCGGGCCATCGATGCGTTTCTGAGGTGGTTCCGCAAAGAGATCGAGATCGAAACGGCGCGCTGGGTCGATTCGTGGTTCATCAACGGAGGGCCGCTGTGAGAACGATTCTGATGATCGAGATGCCGACCGGCGTGGTGGCGCATCGCATGAAGCCGCCGACGCTGGGCGAGGCGACGATCGATTGGGCCGCGCGCGCCGGCAATGGACGGCGGTGGTGGCTCGTGAAGGCGTTCGATAAAGACCACGCGCGCGAGGTGGTCGCCGGTACGGCCCGGCATGCCGGATATGTGATAGCGAGAAGCGAATGATCTACGAACCTCCGAAGATCGAGAGAGCGCCCGACGCCGAGGGCGTGGGCCGCGCGTGGCGGATCACGCTCACGGGCCAGCACGTCGATCAGAGCGCGTGCGTCCGTTCCTACGTCGTGCACGCGCCGCATGGGAACCCGATGTGGCCGTGGTACATGATCGCGTGCGTTCACCTGCGCGACGTTCAGGGCCAGAGCAGGCCGCCGCATCGCCAGTTCACAGAGGCGAGTCACGAATACCTGTTCCTTGCGATCGATCCCAAGACATACCCGAACGTGCACCCGGACGATTGGAAAGGCGGCGTGCAATGGCTCACGCCGGTCGATCTCGTGCATCAGGTCGCGAACCTGACGGATCCGCAGGCGAGCGGGGTGCTGGATGCGATCGTGAATCGAATCGTGACCGGAGCATCGCCGGATCAGGATTGGCGGTCGATGTGGCGCACCGCGATCGACGCGACGGCAGAGCACTATCGCGCCGGGATCCACCAGACATGAAGCGGAACGGGGGCGCTGGAGCTAGCCGTGTGACCCGGACAGGGGCAGCCGAACAATGGCCCGGACGTGTGCGGGCCACGGAGCCCCGGACAAGTCGAGGGACGGACAGAGCCCGCAACGTCGGAACGGACGGCGCCCCCGCAATCTCTGGCTGGCCGGATCTGCGTCTCGCGTTCACGGACATTCACCCGAACAGTCCGATCGGCAAAGCATTCATGGCCGACCGCGAGATCCTGCCGAGCGTGCTGATGGGCTTCCCCTACGCCGACACATGGGCAAAGCACCGCGCTCACTTCAAGGTACGATCGTGGGCGCTGGATAGCGGCGCCGTGACCGCATCGAACAGCGGCGAGCCGATCGATCTCGTGAAGTTCACGGAGTTCGCGCTCGAATGGAAAACGAAGGATCCCACGCTTGAGGATGTGTTCGCGCTCGATGTGATGGGGGATTGGCGCGCCGGCCTGCGGAACTGCGAATGGATGTGGAGCCGTGGCGTGCGCGCGATCCCCTGCTATCACGCGGGCGAGCCAGAGGACGTGCTGCTGGGGATGGCGCGTGACTATCCGAAGATCGCGATCGGTGGATCGTGGAAGCTGCGCGGGCCCGAACGGATTCGGCTCGTCGGGCAGATGTTCGCGCGAGTGTGGCCGAAGCGGATCCACGGGTTCGGCATGGCCGAGGAACGACTGCTGATGAAGTTCCCGTTCCACAGCGTGGACGCGAGTAGCTGGCAGCTAGGACCGATGAAGTTTCGCCAGTTCAAGACAATGGGAGGATCGAATCTGCGCGTGCCGTGCCAGACGATCGATCTGCGCGGCGAGATCGACCACTACCTCGAAATCGAGCAGCGCGCGCGCGGGCACTGGGCGCGGCTGCTGAAGGAGAAGCCGTGAAGCCAATACTGGTCACCGACACGGTGCCCGCCCGTTCGCTCTCAGATCGCCGCAGCAAGTGGAGTGCGACCGACAAGGATTTCGATGCGGTCGGATGGCGCATGCGAAACGACGATGATCCCGACCCAACGCGAGAGCAAATGGATGCCATTTCCAAAATCGAGATCGAACGGTTCGCGAAAGTGATGAAGGGACTGTTGGTCGTGGTCGAAAGGTTCGACGTCGGATATGAGTGGTGGATCCCGGCTGAGCTTGCCGCCGCGTGCCTGAGCGGAGACGATGAGTTTGAGCCGGGCATACATGATTACAAGGTCTACGCGCCAGCACAGCTAATCCGGATGCTTCAATCCGAGGTCGATGACATGCAGGGCCAGATCGCAACGCTCAGGCGAATGATGAGGCTAAGGTCATGAAGCCGTTCGTGCGGCACGTTCTCGGATTGGATCCAGAGACACGACGACACCGAAAGCTCAGAGGACTTCAGCGCCCGGAGAAATCGAACATGATCGATCCATCGCAGGGACTTCAGGCGATCGTCAACGGGTTCGGCACCGGGGGCGGGACGATCGAGCTTGGCAGCGCGACCTACTACGGCGATCCGCTCAACCCGCTCAACCCGCTCGTGTTCCCGTGGCCGAACGTCGAGATCCAAGGGCTCATGCAGAAAAGCATCATCGGATCGCCCGTGCTGGTAGCGAGCGATCAGATCCGCATTGCAGACGTGGCCGTGCGGCCGATTGGCGCGCCGTATGGGATCAAGTTCTATCAAACCGGCGGCCGCGTGGCGCGCTGCGAACTAGACAACGTGCTGGTCGGCGCGGTCGATGCGGCCGGCCGCGATGCCGGGCAGGGGCCGCAGGTCGGAATCTATCTCGATGGCTGCATCCTGCTCATCGCCTATCGCTGCACGTTCGCGAACAATGCTCTGTCGGGCGTCTATCTTCCGACGCCGACGCTCTCGCAGTGGAGCACGAACGCGAACAAGTTCATCGGCTGCACGTCGAACCAGAACGGCCGTTATGGCGTTGAGATGATCGGCGGCCAGCAGGAAGGGAACGAGTGGTGGGGCGGGAACATGGAGAGCAATCTGCTGGGAGGCTGGTATGCGCAGAGCGTGAACAACGTCTCGATCCGGGGTTGCGACTTCGAGACGACGGTCGCCATCACGAACTTCGTCGAGATCAACAGCGCGAACCCCGTTCTGGTCGAGGATTGTAATTTCAACGGTGGCGGGGTCGCCGGGCGCGCCGTCCTGTTCCAAGGCGTCGGCGGCGGGCATACGAGAAACCTGCGCGGAACCGGCACGATCACGAAGGCGTGGATCGGGTTCAGCGACACATGCGCCAAATGCTATGACGAGGGCAGCCTTCACACTGATTCAACGATGTACGTCAACAATGGAGGTGGACGATGACTCGCCCGGTGCATCCGTACCAGAACGGATTGGATCGCTTCACCGGCGTGCTATGGCTGCCGAATGCCGCTGGCACGGGCGCCGGCATCGGCCCGCAATGGACCGCTGACGGCGGCACGATCGCGCTGGCAACGCCGTCAGTCGGCATCGTGAGCCAGCTTCGGCGCACGACATTCTTCAACAGCGCGGCGAATCAGGCGCAGGGGCCGCGATTGAACGTCGCGGCCGAGCGTGGGTTCTACCGCACGACGGGCGGGTCCGGCGGCGGTTGGTACATGAGCACGATCTTCACGATCGAGGCATGGGCGGCGAACAACGCGCGGCTGTTCGTGGGCATGGCTGATTCGACGGCCGGCCAATGCGTGAACGCAGACATGGCCGGGCAGGCGGGCGAGATGATCGGGCTCTACCACGACACTGCGGATGGGGCGAACGTGCTGTCGATCCTGACCAAAGGGTTCTCGGGCGTCGCAAAGACGGCGTTCGAGACACAGGTCGCCACGCTCGCGGCCGGTCAGGGATTCCAATGGGAGATGTGGAACTTCCCGGGACAGCTTCTTACGTTCTGCCGTCTCACGAGCCTGAACACTGGATCACGCGTCTGCTATCAGGCGACCAGCGAGGGGCCGAACTCGAACACAATGCTGCAACCGGCCGTTCAGATGAACCCGGCCGGCAACGCTTCCGCCAACGGTTTCGGCATCGGCGTGGCGAACATTCTCGTGGCGCAGAAGTAGGAACGCTCTCACCGAAAGGAGTGCCGATGAAGCTACGCAGGGAAGTCAAGACGCTGTGGATCCCGCTGCTCGTCATGTCGCTGCTCACGGCGATCATGTCGTGCGCCCTCGACGAGACGACGCGGCCCGTGATCGAGAAGCCCGGGGCCGTGGGCGCCCCGCAGGATGGAGGCGGTGGCGAGGAAGGCGGCGGCGGTGGCGGCATGACGGTGAACCTCGGCGATTCGTTCAACGGTGAGCTTGGCGACACGCTCATCGTGCCGGTGCATGTGAACGGCGTGATCGACACCACGAAGGGGTTTCAGGCCACGATCCGCGCGAGCAGCGGCCTCAGCATCGTGTCGTCGAGCATCGGCGCCTACCTCACGAACGCGGATCCGAATGCGTTCGGATGGGCGGGCTTCAACAGCGATGGCTCATACACGATGGTCGCCACAATGGGGCCGGGGCATTGCAGCACGTCAGGGTTCGGCACGATCTTCAACGTGAAGGTCACATCGACGACCGAGGGCGAGCACCACGTCACGCTGGTCGCCTCGCCCGAAGGCGCGGTGACACCGAGCCCGTATGCCAACAAGTGTCAGACGAACGGGCCGCTGTCTGTGACGTACGGCAACACGAACACGAATTGCACATACGTGAACCCGTAGCGGAGCGGATCGGAGCAGCGTGGCGCGGGCCGGCCGGCCCGCGCCACCACTTCGGGCAAGGAGGATTGCGATGGCAGACGAGAAATGCGGCGAGCCGGCGGTGAAGCGAGTGTTCTGGCCGGGTCGCGAGCCGCTGATGATGTGCGAGCGGCATGCATCGATGGCGGTCGGCGTCAGTCAGGCGATGGGCGTCTATCTACACACCGAAGCAATCGGCTTCGCGACAACGTGCCAGCATGCGAAGGGGCGCGAGACGTGAGCCGCGAGGTGGTGATTCCCACGCGCGGCAACGTCGAGGCCGTGCTGGCCGGCCTGATCCCGCACGTCGGCACGTTTGACAGCATCCGTATCGTCGCAGCCACGGTGCCGGCAACCGAATGGGCGCGCCGGCTGATCGAGACGTTCCAGCACCTCGGCGTGGCGGTGAACGTCGAGATGCAGCAGCGGCCGGGATCCGGCCCGCCGCGCGCGCAGGGGATCGCGAGCAGTGCCGCGTCGCACATTCTGATCATGGACGATGACGCGGTGCTCGGAACGCCGAAGGCGATCGATCGATTGCATGCCGCGCTGTCTGGTTCGCCGTGGGCAACACCGATCATCAGGTTCGCGCAGGGGTTCGCGGATCCGCTGCCCGGGCACACCGAGATCTGGAACCGCGTGCATCAGGACGATCACCGCGTGAAGGCGGCGGTGGCGAAGCGCGGGCGCGGTTGGGAGCGCGTGTTTGATCTCGGTCACGATACGGTCACGGACCAGCTATGCGGCGCGTGCTTCTACGCTCCACGCGCCATGCTGATCAAACACTGGCATGGTCTGTGGAGCTGGCCCGCCGGCGTGCCCGGTAACGATTCGTGGCTGGGCCGCCGGCTCGGATACGGAGCGGTCGCGCATGAAGCGATCTGCTACCACTTCGGAGACTACGGGCGCGAATGGGATGCGGGCGCGCTGCACGAGGCTCTGTTCGAGAACGGAGGGCATCCGGCATGGACGACCGAGTGATGCTGTTCTCGGGCGGCATGGACTGCTTCATCGCGTGGCGGCTGCTGCATCGGCCGCCGGCCGTTTACTTCAACCTCGGGCATCGGTACGCGATAGACGAGATGGTGGGGATTCACCGCATCGTGAAGCACTTCCCGCACGCCGACATACGGATCGAGAGCCGGCTGCGCCTCGGCTCGTTCGAGGATCCGGCCGGCAGCTACATCCCGTTCCGCAACCTGCTCATGCTGCTGTGGGCGCATCAGGCTCACCCGGCACATGCGTACGTGATCGGTCAGGTGCTCGAATGGCAGACGGACAAGAACGCCGGCTTCTACCGCCAGACCGAGCGCACGTTCGCGCGGCTGGGCAAGCGGCCGGCCGCGATCTACGCACCGCTCGCGCGCATGTCCAAGACCGATGCGGTGGCCGCGTTCCTGCGCGCCGGCCATCCCGCGCACGAACTGACGGACCTGACGCGCTCGTGCGTGCTGCCCGGGCCGATCCAGTGCGGCGAGTGCCCGAACTGCATGTTCAGATGGATTGCGTTCAAGAACAACGGCATTCGCGAGCCCGTGCTCAAGGTGCCGACGATGGACACGTTCACGAAGTACCTGAAGCGGAAGGGCGCCGGGTTCGCTCTCAGGCATCCGATGGTGTTCGCGTCCCGGCTGGCACAAGCAAGGAGGGCGTTTTGTACGTGACCCTTGAGCCTCACGAGATCGAGATCGCCACGGCGATCGGGATACAGCGCAATCTCCGCGCGAACAACCGGGACAGCGTGCCGCGCTTCGCGTACTCGTCGGCTGCTGAATCAGACAACTTTCACGTGAAGGGTGCGCTGGCCGAATGCGCGGCAGCGAAGGCTCTCGGGCTCTACTGGAACATGGGCGTCGATACGTTTCTGCGCGTGCCCGATCTTGGATGCGTCGCAGACGGAACCGACGTTGAAGTGCGGTGGTCTGCGCATGAGACGTTGAAGGTGAAAGAGAACGATCCCGACGACACGCGCGTCCTCTCGGTATCGGGAGGGCCGAAGGAGTTCATGCTGCGCGGCTGGTGCTTCGCGCGCGCAGGCAAAAGAAGGGAGTGGCTGAAGGCGCCTCGCGTCGGTGTACCGGCGTTCTTCGTCCCGCTCAACTTCACGTATCCGATCGCCGAGCTAGAAGCCGTGCTCATGGAGGCCCGGAAGTGTTCACACTGACGAAGGAGTTTCTGTTCGAGGCGAGCCACGTGCTCCCGCATCACAGCGGCAAGTGCTCGCGGATGCATGGGCACTCGTGGAAGTTCGCGGTCGAGATTCGCGGCGGCGTGCTGCGCCGGGGCGGATCGAATCACGGCATGCTGATGGACTACGGCGTGATCAGCGCGGCGGTGAAGCCGATCGTCGAGGATCTGCTCGATCACCGGCACCTGAACGACGTGGAGGGCATCGGCTACCCGACCAGCGAGCGGATCGCCGAATGGCTGTTCTTCAAGGTGCGCGATGCGCTGCCGGCCGACACGCGCGAGATGCTGCATGCGATCACGGTGAATGAGACGTGCACTTGTGCCTGTCGCTACGAGCAGCCGAAGGAGGAACCTGCCGATGCCGAGCAAGCGTAAGGTCGAGGCGCGCCGCCGGGCCGCCGAGAAGAAGGCGGCGAAAGGCCGGTACGCGCAGAAGCGCGAGAAGGTGGCGAGCGGTTGGAACAATCCGCGCTCGCCGCTGCGCCGTCTCGATGATCCCGCGCCGAGTAAGCCGTGACCGTCTGGCTCGTGGTGCGGTGGACGGCATACGAGAGCGATGAGGTGGTCGGCGTGTTCGCGAGCGAGGAAGCTGCGCTCAAGGAGTTTCCGGCATCGAAGGCAGCCGACGCGCCGATCACGCAACGCGATCGACGGGTGACGGGCTGGTATCACTACGAAGAACAGGTGAAGCCATGAAGCACTACATGGTGAACGAGATCTTCTACTCGCTTCAGGGCGAGGGGATGCGCGCGGGCACACCGAACGTGTTCGTGCGGTTCTCCGGCTGCAACCTCACGTGCTCGCGCGACGGTGAAGCCGGCTTCGACTGCGACACCGAATTCACGAGCGGGCGCAAGATGGCAGCGCCCCAGCTTCATCAAGAGATGTGCGAGGCGATGAAGCGAGTGGACGTCGGGAAGCGCACGGTCTGGTGCATCCTGACGGGAGGCGAGCCGGCGCTTCAGGTGGATCCTTCGCTGGTCGCGTTCCTGCATGAGGCCGGCTGGGCGATCGCCATCGAGACGAACGGCACGCGCGTGCTTCCGCCCGGGATCGACTGGATCTCGTGCTCTCCCAAAAGCGCAGAGCACACGCTCAGGCTTGAGCGCGCCGATGAGCTACGCTACGTGCGGCACGCAGGGCAGGGGATCCCGAGGCCGAGCATCGAGGCCGCGAACCTGCTGCTGTCGCCGGCATTCGAGACGATCGAGGGACCGAACGGTGAACCGCTGCACCGGCCGCTGAAGGGCGCGCTGGAATGGTGCATCGGTCTGGTGAAGGAGAACCCGAGATGGCGACTGTCCGTTCAGCAGCACAAGACGTGGCACATTCGCTGAGGCCGTTCGACGCACGCGCGGGCGCGCGCGGGATCGAGCTACTGCTGGCGGCGATCGGCGAGGATGGATCGCGCGAGGGCCTGCGCGAGACGCCGGCCCGCGTGATGCGCGCGTGGAAGGAGATGACCAGCGGTTACGACGAGGATCCGCGCCGTATCCTCGCCAAGCGGTTCGAGGCCAAGTCATACGACGAGATGGTGGTGGTTCGCGACATTGGGTTCTGGTCAACGTGCGAGCACCATCTCCTGCCGTTCACCGGCAAGGCGACGGTCGGCTATCTGCCGGGGGAGTCGATCGTCGGGCTCTCAAAGATCCCGCGTCTGGTGCAGTGCTTCGCGCGCCGGCTTCAGATCCAAGAGCGCATGACCACGGAGATCGCCGAGGCGTTGCGCGACGTGCTGGGAGCGAAGGGCGTCGGAGTGCTCGTGCGCGCGACGCACCTCTGCATGGCCGCGCGGGGCGTGAAGGCGCCGGCCGAGATGGTCACGTCCATGCTGCTCGGCACGATGCGAGACGACCAGCGATCGCGCGCCGAGTTCCTGTCGATCGCCGGGGCATGACGTGGCATCGTTCCGCGAATGCAGCCGGGTCTTGAAGCGCGATTTCAAGATCGAGATCTCGCACGAGGGGCTGCATCGCGCGCACCGGGCGGGGCGAATCACGACCGAACCGGATGGGAGCTTGGATCCGGCGAAGGTCGCAGAGCAGCTTCGCGCCAACACTCATCCCGGGCGCGGCAAGGGCGGCGGCGCGCAGACGAACGGCGACGTGCCGCCGAGCGGCTATCAGGTGGCGCGCACCGCACGCGAGGCAATCAACGCGCGCATCGCCGAGATCGAATGGAAGAAGCTGCGCGGCGAGGTGATCGAGGTGGAGGAAGTGCGGCGCGTCGTGTTCGCGCGCGCGCGCCGGGCGCGGGATCTGCTCACCAGCATGCCGGCCCGGCTGGGGCCGATGCTGGCCGGCGTCGATGACCCGAAGGAATGCATCAAGCACCTAGAGGACGAGGTGCGGCACATCTGCGACGAGCTTGCGACCGAAGGGCGGGATCCGTGGTAGCGGAGATCCACCCGGTTGTCGCGGCCGAATGCGACGGCTGGCGGTTAGAGCCGGCGCTCACCATCTCTGAGTGGGCCGATCAGTTCAGGATCCTCAGCGCCGTTTCGAGCTCCGAGCCGGGGCGCTGGCGCACGAGCCGAACGCCGTATCTTCGCGAGCCGATGGATGCGCTCACGCCGTCGCATCCGGCCGAGCGCGTGGTGGTGATGAAGGGCGCTCAGATCGGTGGAACAGAGTTAGGGAACAACTGGATCGGCTACACGATCCACTACTCGCCGGTGCCGATGATGATGGTGCTCCCGACGCTGGACATGGCGCGGAAGCAGTCGAAGCAGCGCATCGCGCCGATGCTCGCCGGCACGCCCGAGCTACGGGACCGCGTGAAGGATCCGCGATCGCGCGATAGCGGGAACACCGTTCTGATGAAGGAGTTCGAGGGCGGGATCCTGATCATGGCCGGCAGTAACAGTGCCTCGGGTCTGCGCGCGCTGCCGATCGCCCGCATGTTCTTCGACGAGACGGACGGCTACGAAGGCGACGTGGGCGGCGAAGGCGATCCGATCGCGCTGGCCGAGAAGCGCATGAGCACGTTCGTGCGCAAGAAATCGTTCTACAACAGCACGCCGACCATCCGGGGGATCTCGCGAATCGAACGCGAGTTCATGCGTAGCGATCAACGGCGGTACTTCATTCCCTGCCCGCACTGCGGTCACATGGACTTTCTGCAATGGAGCCCGGGCGGCTACTACGGCACCGAGGGCGAGCATCACTCGATCCACTTCGCGGACCGCGACCCGGAGACGGCGGCCATGCTCTGCTCTGGCTGCAAGCGGCTCGTGAGTGAGAAGTACAAAACGAAGATGCTGGCGGCCGGCGAATGGCGCCCCACGTCCGAGGGCGACGGGCGCACGATCGGCTATCACATCAGCAGCCTCTACTCGCCGCTCGGCTGGAAGTCATGGGCGCAGTGCGTCGATGAGTTTCTGGACGCGAAGAACGATCCGTTCAAGCTCAAGACGTGGGTGAACACGGTGCTGGGCGAGACGTGGGAAGAACGCGGGACCAGTGTCGAGCCCCACGTCCTGCGCGCGCGCTGCGAAAACTACCCGGCGCAGATCCCGCACGGCGTCGGCGTGCTGGTCGCATCGGTGGACGTTCAGGGCGACCGGCTCGAAGTGCTGACGAAAGGCTACGGTGCCGGCGAGCGATCGTGGATCGTCGCGTTCCAGCAGATCTACGGCGACCCGGCATCGGCAAAGACGTGGGCGGATCTCACGGAATACCTCGCCACGCCGCTGAAGCATGAGGGCGGTCGGTCGTTCGCGGTCGAGCGCGTGGTGATCGACAGCGGCGGCGCTCACACACAGCGCGTCTATGAATACTGCGCCGCGCGTCAGGGGCTTTCGCCGATCGTGTTCGCGATCAAGGGCGCGAGCTACTCGGGCAAGCCGCTCGTCGAGCGGCCGACGACACACAACCGTTTCCGGCTGCCGCTGTTCATGCTCTGCGTTGACACGGGGAAAGAGGTGGTGCTCGCCCGGCTTCAGATCGCCGATCGCGACAGCGCCGGCTACATGCATTTCCCGATCGCCGATTGGCTCGACGATGAATACTTCGAGCAGCTAACGGCCGAGAAGGCGATCAGGAAGTACGTCAAGGGTCGAGGTGCGGTGCGCGAGTGGGTGAAGATCCGCGAGCGCAATGAGGCGCTGGACCTTGAGGTGTACGCGCTGGCCGCGCTCTACATCATGGGTCCGCAGTTCATCCGCGCGCTGGGCGATCGCGCCCGGCTATGGGGCGCCGCGCCGGATGCAATCGAGGGGCCAGCCGGCGGGCCGGCCCCGGCCGCCCCGGCTGGGCCGCCGCGCCCGATCCGGCGCCCGGGATGGGTCAACCGCTGGTAGAGCCCGAGCCCGGGCACGCTGGGCCGGCTGGCGGCCGCATTAGATGGGGCGCCCCCGGGCGGGCCGGCCGGCCGATTGTAAAGACTTGCATGGGGCCGGCTGGAAACACTTGCACGAGCCGGCAAGAGCGCCTAGCTTGTGGATGCGGGGCGGATGGGCCGCCCCAGTGGCAAGGAGGGGCAGATGAACGGACGGTGGATCGAGACGGCGGTGGACGCCCACGGTGCAGAGATCCGGCGCGGTGACTTTGTTCGGAAGTACAGCGGCACCGATACGCTGTCGTACAAAGTCACGATGCTGTACGTGACGCCCGAAAACGAGCAGAAGGCGAAGATCCGCACGATCGACGGAACGGGGAACATCCGCAAGGCGGTCGTGTTGGCGCGGAAGCTGCGCCGGCTGAACGGACCGGCGGGCAAGCTCGCGGAGATGGCCGATGCGCAGCGCATCGCCGAGCTTGGCCGGCGCGCCGAGGCGGGGAACATGGCGCAGGTCGTATGCGAGAACACGACGGTGATCGCGGCCCGCCGCGTTGCCGAGGTGGCGCAGACGCTGGATCGCGTGGCGCCCGCCCGCTACAGCGTGGAGCTTTGGTACGGCGAGCGCGTGCTGCACCATGCGGTCGTCGACAGCGTGACGAAGGAAGTGGTGGAGCAGTTCACGGACCGCGATCTGGCGTACGACACGGCCCGCGAGATGAATCTGCGGTAGATGGTGCCCCGGGGCGCCGGATCTGCCGGCGCCCCATCCAATGCG